AGATCCCTCACCTTTAAATACTTCTTCTTGATATTTTTTAGCAAGTGCAATTGTTTTATTAAACGCAACATCATCAGATGGACCCCCTAACGCTATTTCATTATTACCTTGAGCCGTGCTTTCTGCTTTTTGTGTTTTCTTTTCTGGAGCAGTTAATAAAGCTTCTGCTTCTCTTCTTTCTCTATCCTCAGCTAGAGTCATTGTGTAATTAGTATCATCTTCGTTTGTAGGAGGAGGAGGTGTTCCACCGCCTACTGAATTTTCTTGTATTGAATCTAAATTAGCTATGTCATTTGAATCAGCTACGTTGTCCTGTAGCAGTGGATCACCTTCAGCTTTTAATTCTTTTGATTTATTTCCTGTAACTCTTCCAGAACCGGGCCCCTCTTTAGGTGCTGCTGAAGATCTTGTTATAATATCTTCTGGTTTTTTTGGTACAAACTTTCCAAATAAATCTTGGTCTGATACACCTTGGCTCATGTAATCAGTAGATTTTAATCTGTTTTGTCTTTCAAATTCAGCTCTTTCCTTAGGTGACATTGCATTAATTCTTTTTCTTTCATCAATTCCTGCTTCAACTCTATTTTTTACTCCAGCTATAGTGGCTAAACCAACTGCACTTGGAAGAAAACCTACACTTGCTAAAGCAGGTAGTGCTCTTGTAGCAGCATAACCTCCCCCTAATCCAAATGCTGTTTGTCCGACAGGATCTTTAATATTTAAAGCATCTGCAACTTTCATCCCTCCAGTAAAACCATAATATGCCGGTATATTAGCTATACCTCTAACTAAATTTTTCCCCATTCTTACTGGACTACTCACTTTCATTCTTTCCATGAATGTAGATGGCTTTCTAATTGCTGGAACTCCTGGTGGTGTGTAAGCTGGTCCAACCATAACACCTGTATTAGCATTAATAGTTTTAAGCACACCTTTTCTAAGAGCTTCTTTACGAAACATAGGTCTGTTTAAAACTTTATTAAGTGACATTGAACCTCCTAAACCTGTCCAGGTTGTTTCACGCCTTGAAATGCCGTAAATGCTCCTATACCAGTACCAACAGCTTGAGCTAATGGACTAGTAGAGGGTTGTGTACCCATTGTAACTTGAGAAGAAGACTTAGGTCCTGCAGCATACAAGTTAGCTAAGAATTCAGCTCTTTGATAAGGTTCGTATTGTTGTTGTAATGTAGATTGTCTTTGTGCATCAAGCGCTGATTGAGCAAGTTGTCTTTGAATACCACCCGAAGCCATCAATTGATTGATGTCCCCTTGAGCCATTTGTTGTTGGCCTAAACCTAATTGACCTAACTGCTGACCCGCCATCAAACCAACTTGTTGTTGTCTTTGCGCTGCACCTAATGCAGTATTAAAACCTTGTTGTTGAGCTTGTCCCATAGCATTTAAAGTTCTACCTTGAAGTTCTGCTTGTTGAACACCTTCTCTACCGCCACCAAAAGCACCTGCATTCACTGCTTGTGCACCTATTTGATTACTCATGATACCTGATTGTCTTGCAATTTCATTTGTTACATATTGTTGATAGGGATTTAAATATTGATTTATCTGAGTTGCACCGATAGGTGCCGCTGCACCTGTTACTTGTCCAATACCTTGCTGTACAGTTGGAGCTCCAACACCTGTTGTACCTGCTGCTGTAATACCTTGTTGTTCTAAAGCACCTAAACCAGCTACTTGATAGTCTGGTAGGTTAATAGGATTTTGTGCGACTTGTCTCGCAACGTCCATCAACTCTATTTTTCGTTCTTCTATGCCTGGTGCTTCTCTAACAAACTGTGTTTGTGAACTCGGTGTTGCTGGTGCTTGTGATCTTCCTCCTCCAAAAAAACTCATATTATATCCATTTCTCTAGTTGTACGTGTTTCTTTTTCCATCCCCATTTTTTGGAAACTTTTTCCCAACCAGGTCTGGCCATTATACTTAATCTTTTACATTTGTTAACAGTTGCAAAATCAGTGACTACTTTAATTAAACTGTCTTCCCAAAGTTCTCTTCTTTTACCTGTACAAATAATAATTTCATATTGATTGTAATTAGGCATGACACCAATTCTTCCAACACAAATACCAAATACTTTATTTTCTTCAAACTCATCAGATCCAAACATAATCCAACACTGCATTGTATCTTTTTTTAATTCATCTAAAACCCAAGCAGAGTCTGCATATTTACCTGAGAAAGCTAAAGATTCTGCTACCATGAATTCAGCCAAAGGCCAAAATCTCTCAACGTCCTTAGGCTCTAGAGGTAAAATACTTACTAGGGGTTTAATTTGTTTTTTCTTTACCGATCCCATTTCTATCCTTTAATAAATCAAATACACGTTTGTATCTTTTTTGTTGTTCATAGAAATATTGGGCACCTTTTTCTCTCATATCTTTCATACTATTTGGATTTCCTCCAGCTATGATTCCAGCACCTAATACTCCATCTGCTCTTGTTACAAACTCTCCGTCTGCTAATTGAGCTAACATTGTATCCTCGTCTTTATCTCCTACGCCTGCTCCATCTTCTACATAACCTGACGCTCTAACATAATTATTAGAATCATTTTCGTCATGTGAAACTTTTGATGGAAGATAGTTTACACCACCTTCGTTAAATCTTTTTATTTCTGCTATACCACCTACTCTTAATCTTTGAACGTTCATAGAGTAAGGACCCATTCTAGTATCTCCTCTACCCGCTTCTTCTGGTGCGTAAACTTTTTCGTATGCTTTTTCCTCACCTGTAGTTGGATCGATGTAAGTGTATCCAGGTCTGTTAGCTTGTAAATCTAAATAACCCATGTTGTATCCTGGTGTGTAAATATCTGTTGGCGCTTGATCGAATGCGCCTCCCAAATAAGTTCCTGCAGCAATTGCAGACGAAACTTTTAATGGATCATATCCCGTACCATCTTTCTTTTTTAAAATATCTAATATACTACTAGTTGATTTTTCTGCTGCTGGTGTTGGTATAAAACCACCTGACTGTCCCGGTAAAGTTGTAGAACCTGTAAATGTTTGACCAATTTGTTGTCCTGGTAAACCTCTTAAAGATGCAAAATTTTGTCCTAACTGTGAATAAGGAGTTGTTCCTGGAACCATAGCTCCTAAATTATAGCCAGTGTAAGCTCCTGTAATACCACCAAGTATTCTTCCAAGTCCTGATGCTCCTGATTCTTTCGCTCCTCTGTATCCTTGATAACCGCCATAGGCTGCTAATGCGTAGGGTAATAGTGCTTGAATGGCCATATAAATAAATTCTCCTAATTAAGATCTTAAGTATGCAATAATACCATTTTAGTCGGCTAGTTTCAACTCATCTCTAAAACATCCTTCGTATTGATGTTCCCCCACATGAATGATTGGGTCATTGACATAAACATAACATTTACCTCCAATATCTTTCCAAAGCTTACAGAAAGAAAAATCTTCTCCCATATAAGTTTTAGTTTCAGGGTCATGTATGCAATCAAAAAAGTTCCATAAATTAGGTCTGTCTACATACTTACCGTTAATTACTGTCTTTTGTACTATATTTTTATCTGGATACTTTTCTATCATCTTGTCAAACACGCTTCTCTTAATTAGCATACAACCTGTGGGGCTGTGTGTGACTTCCATCACGCCATTATCTAAGGTTATCTTAGAAGCATCTTCAACTTTCATCGGGTAAGTGTTTAAATATCTATGAATATCTCCAGCGTTTTTAACTTCACCTTCGTTCCATTTTGTAAATAGTTTATCCCACATCATAGTCTTAAGTGGATATGGTATAGATATTAATTCTTTCTCTAAATTTAACATTTTAAGAATAGATTCTGCTCTAAAGTATATATCTGAATCTACAAACAACATATGTGTACAACTAGATTCTAAAAAAGCTGAGGTACATAAATTTCTTCCCTGTGTGACTAAAGAAGATTTTAACAAAGTAAATGTAATTCTTATTCCATTTTTAATACAAAGTTGTTGTAGTTCTAAAAGAGCTTGTGTGTAATGCATAGTGACATTACTATGGCAAGGTGTGCAAATCATAATATTGTATGGTGATTTAATTATTTTTTCTTTCTTTTGTCCGGTGTCCGGTTTCCACATAGGAATAGTAGCTTTTTCGTATGGTGTTACTTCAACTTCTTTTAACGTTTGGTAAGTGTCTTCATTTATTATTTCTTTCATTTAAAGCTCCTTTCAAAAAGTTTGTCCATTCCATACCTTTTTTCTGCCAATTATAAAATCGTTTGTAGAATTTTTGCTGCTCCTGCAGGTGTTCTTGCATAAAGTCTTCATGCAAATAAGATGCTGCAAAATCAATCGCTGCCGCTGTATCTTTAGCCATTTGTTCATAGTTTTTAGAGTAGTTAACATACACTGGCCATTCTGCACAAGTTTCGTATAAAGCTCCAAAATTATTAGTGATTACATGTACACCAGAAGCTAAAGCTTCTAAAGCTGATGCACAAGAAGTTTCTTCAAATATAGATGGGTACACAAACATATCATAATTAGGCATCATTTCTTTTATGTATTCATGAGGTTTATAACCAATATAGTTTACGTTAGGTAATTGTTTAGCCTGTTCATACAATCCTTCAAAATCTTTTTCAGTATTATCAGAGAACTCAGATCCATATACTTTACAGGAACTGTAAACATCTAAAATTATGTAAGGGTTTTCAACTTCTTGCATAGCTCTAAGTAAAAGATTTAAACCTCTCCAAGGAGTACAGTGATGAATTAATTTAATTGGGGTTCCTCTTTTATATATTTTTCTAATCGGAAAATTATCAATACCATTTTTAATGACTACGCATTTTTCTGTAGGTATGTCAAAAGCATATCTAAATTTTTCGTAGTTCCAATGACTGTTAAATACGTACCAATCATATTCATCATGTCTTTCTTTATTTGTAAAAAATTCTTGTAGGTTAGGTTGGTCCCAAGAATTCTTTTGCCAGAGAATATTTAATTTTTTTGGATCTATTGGAACTTTACCAGGAATAGAAGTACAGATTTGAACTTGGTCTAACAACTCTTTTGAAACATGCTTTTCAAGCATTTCCATTTGTAGCTCCGTGGCTCCACGAGGTTGCATTATTCTTTAGTTAGCGCCCCCATAGAAACCCTAGTAACTTTGATTTCAAGGTCTTGTCTAAAGTCATCCACAGTAGTATCAGTATTTGGGTCAGCAACATCAGCATCAAAATCATCTTTGCTGGCATAGACCCTACCTGTTCTTTTGTGTTTAATAATTTCTGTTGCGGTTGCCGGTATTTTAGGTAAATCAGACATTCTTTTTTATACCTTTGTAAACAATTTTTGTCTAGCCTTTTCCTTGGCCTTTGTAGCGCTTCAATCTCTTTTGACGTTTCTCATTTTTTGAAAGGGATTTTTTATGTTTTCGAGGCCCTCTTTTTTTAGGTTTATCTCTAGTTACAAAATCTTTAAATTTTCTAGCCATTATTTGGAGATAATGTTATATTAAATGAAACAGAAATTCTAGCCCCTTCGTCCGAATGAGCAGTGACCATATGTTGTAAATTAGAAGAAAATAAAATTAATTGATTTTTTAAAGGTTTAATATAATAGCGTTGTGTAAAATCAGAACTTAATATTATACCATCAACATCTAACATTGAATTTGATATATCATTTCTAAAAAAAACAAGATCTCCTCCGTTTTTTTTTACATCTACGTAATAACTCCCTGAGAACTGTGATCCTGGATGAGTATGAAGAGTATTGTAATTATTTTTTAAATTTTTATTAATCCATAAATTGTGCAAACTGTAATTTGCATTCACATTATAATTTTTAGAAATAGCTTTACCAGCTTCATTTAGTAAAGTTTGACATATTTTTTTATCATTAATATTTTCAGTCTGAAAACCACCTTTGTTTGATTTTAAAACATTTTTATTATTTTTTTCCTCATTATTTAAAACTTTAATAATAGCTTCATCTAAATCTTGATCAATTACTGATTCTATTATAATAGAATCAGTAAATAAATTTACTTTAACCATTTTGATCTGATCTGCTTACCTCTAATATAGAAGCCGTCACGTGTAATCTATTAGCGTCTGCAGCAGTTACTTGTAATACTTCATTTTCTTGCATAACTATTGGCTGTGTTATCAACTGAATTGTAGCGTTACCTCCAACAGCTTTGTTTTTGAAAAGAACTATACCTCCCCCAGCACCTGGAGAACCTGGAAATAAAACTACTGTAATATCACTGCCATTATTTGTGTCATCACAAACTAAAATAGATTTTATAATAGCTCTAGCATTAGCGGGAGCAGTGTATAACGTAGTGACTGTTGAAGCAGTCAAATCTAATTTTGCATTTAAATATGTATTAGCCATAAAACCAAACGAACCTTTCGACTTCTTGTTTTAATTCTTCTTGATAAGTAGTGTTTAACTTATCTTGCATCGTTCGTAAAGACTGATTTACCTGTCTTTGGTTTTCCTCAGTATATTTAGGGCTAGGCTCTGGAATTACTATATCTACTCTAGCCATTAATACCCACTATGTAAGCCACCAGAACCTGATGTTTGTCTTGATTGTCTTGCTGCTGGTGCAGAAGAAGTTGTAGAAGCTGTATCTCCTCTTCCACTGTCTTGAGGTGATACAGGTTGTGAATCTAATCTTTGTTGTATTACTTGTGTCTGTTGTTTGTTTAATTCATTTTGCATTCGTCTTTGATTTATTTCGTAATTTTTTTCAGCTCTTTTTTGCGCTAGGATATTTGAAATATTTAAAGAGTTGCCGGTAAGAGCAGTACCCAAAGTTGCTAATCCTTGCATGTATGGATTAGCCCCCAAGATTGAACTTAAGACATTACCTTTGATACCCTCAAGACCTACTTTTTTAATAGCAAAATTTTTAGCTTTATTTATAGCTACATTTTTTGCCATCTCTGTAAAGTCTGGTAGTTGTGTTGGTGTTTCTTGTACTAGACCCATTGATGTTAAATCTTGGTTTACAAAAGAAGGTGTATAGTTTTCAAATCCAGGTTGTGCTTGTACTGCTGCAATACCATATGGATCTTGAGCTTGTGCTACATTGTTAGCGTAATCTTGTAAAAATATTTCGTCCATTATCCTCTCATACCATCTGGTTGTACGTCTGCTCTAAAAGTACCAAACCTCCAATTTTCATCTGTATTTGTGTTTGCAATTTTCAAACTAACAAATCTTCCTCTAGCTCTTGTATCTATTTTATTAGTAGTAGAGGTTATTGTAAAAGGCCCTAGTGGTGAAGATGCTTCTGTGTCGCTTGGAAAATCTCTTAAATTAATTGTTACTTGAGCATTACCTTGCAGTAATTTAAAATCTGGTACAAATCTTCTCATGCTCATAAATAGTTGTCCGTTTCCTTCATTATTTATGGAAAAATCTCCGGATTCTATGAAAGCAGGAATTACAGTTTTGTTGCCTGCGCTATCAACTTCGTTTGTTCCAACTTCGTGAGCATAATAAATAGTCGAACCATTTACATTAGTAACTCCTTGAACCAAAGGAAAAGTGGGTGTAGCTGTTGAATTAAATTCAGTAGCGTATGGAACATCGTATAAATTAGCATCTACCCATGTAGTTCTAGATAATGATCCTGTGGTCCAAGTTCCGCTTTGGTAATTATAGGTTACACATCTATCATTAAAGGAAGATCCTGATTTAGGGTAGAACCAAGTCAGTTCCTCATATAGGTGATTTAAACCTACATACACTGATTCACCATTTTGGTAATTTATACCCAAGTTGTCACCTTTATTAGTAAATACAAAATCTTCAACTTGGCAGGGTAATGATTTGACTGTACCATCATATACAAAGAATCCACCAGACTCACCTATCCAATAAACAGCTCCATTAACATATTTTATAGAATGTTGTCCAATTGCCCCGCAGTTAGAACCAACTTGTCTAATAGAAAAAGTAAAGGGGGGTCCTACAAATTGAATTACGTAAGCTGAGTTATCTGTTAAAACTAATGTGTAGTCTTTACCTTTTACGGCCCCAACAATTTTAGTTCCAGCATCTATTCTAAAAGTACCTGCGGTGTTAATTGATGTAGGTTGGTAATCATTGATATCTTCTTGATCAGAAAATCTAATAAACATTTTATCTTGGGTGCCAGGAGTTCCAATAGTAGTTTCAGTTCCCAACATTAATAAATGTCTGTCTCTGTCTGATACAAGTGACATTACAGAAGCTGTTGGTGCACCACTTACAATGGTTGCTCTTGTTGTTAATGCATTAGGGTTAGAGTTAATTGGATTCCACTCAAATGTTTTACCATTCTTAATAGTTGCAATTAATTTTTCTCCAAAATTATCTAAAGACCATGATGCAGGATCTATAGTTAAAGTTGAAGATAATGAAGCTTGTCCCCAAGCTGTAAAAAATTCAATACCTGATCCAGATGCGTGAGCCGACCTTGTTCCCGCAACTGCTCTAGTAATTCCCGTTAGATCATTTGTAGATATTCCGGTGTATGAAATAAATTCAGCGCCAACTTTAAATGTTCCTGATGTCGGAAATCCTGTAGTTGAAGCAAGTGTAATAGAAGTTCCAGTTCCTCCAGTACCTGCAGTATCATCTAGTAAAGCTCCGTTTAAAGTTCCAAATACTTGTTGGCCGCCACCCCATAGTCCTGTTCCCCAACCAAAGCCATAAGTAAAACCTAAAGCACCTGCGCTTATGTAGGGGTTAACAGTAGCCGATCCGCTTCCGTTGACCGTTGTCCCTGCTGCGCTAGCCATTGTTATTGTAAATGTATCACTGTTCGGAACAGTTACCACTTGAAAAGTATTTGTAGTAAAATCTGATGTACTATAACCTGCTCCTGATGGAGGTGTTACTGAAGTAAATGTAAATAGATCTCCAGGCTGAAGAGTGTGTGCAGGTTTATTTACAGTTACTGTTGCTGAAGTATTTACAGTATTAAATGTACAACCAGTCAAAGCGGTACCTAAAGGTGTTATATCGTAAAAAGCACCCTCATAGTAAATAATTAAAACTTTGTTTGTACCTATAGCCGCATATCTTCTTCCGTCTAAATCAGCCCATATAAACTGTTCTCTTGCAGCGCCTACTAAAGATGCGTTAACAAGTTCTTCCCAACCACCTATTTTTTCAGGCAATCCGTATCTAAATCTTACAAAATCCCCATCAGTCCATTTACCCTCAGCTCCTGTTGCGGTTACCTGTTTATTAAATCCCGGTGCTATTTGTACTTTTGTAAGAGGCATATCGTATTATACCTTAATTCAACATTGGTTAAAAGAGCCCTATTTTTCTTTTATTTCAACCGATTCATAGGAAACTAAATTTTTTGTTTTTTCATCTAGATTTTGATTAAGGTGAAATAAAACTTTAGATAAATTATTAATAAAATGTTTTGTAGATTCTTTAGATAATTGAAGTTTTTTATGTTTATTTAGAATTTTTATATCTTCCTCTGAGAATATAATATCACAAGATCCATCTTTTTTTTGATTAAACTTCATTTTGGAAGACCCCAGTAATGTCTTTTATCTATATGATAGTCCTCAAATTCTCCATCCTTTTCTACATAATGCAAGAAAGCTTGTATTTGAAAATCACCTAAAAACTCCTCTCTCCAATGAGATACTTCACAACCTAGGTAAATCGCTGCATCACCAACATTTAAATGTAAAGGGTTACCTTCCATAAAAATAGGCCAAGGTGTGCCATCATTACAAATATTTACTGTAACACTTATTTGACAAGAAGGTCTGTCTGTATGTTTTTTTAAAACAGAATATTTTGTATAGCATCTCCAAAAAGTGTATGTAGCTAATAATTCTTTTCCTGTTTCTGCTTCCATTAATTTTTTTTTATTTATCATTAAAGACTCTATGATTGGGTCACCATAAAAAAAAGTATCTCCGTTATTGTTTTGGGTTACGTCAAAACTACGTAAATTAGTTCTATGTTTAATTTCAGAATAAGTTGTTAACAAATTTATTTCATCTTTCGATAAAAAGTTTTTTATTATTTTATATTTAAAATCTTTTCCTATCGTGCCCATGCTACTACAGAATACCTTGTTCCATTTTTAGTTGGTTTTACAGCATGTTTGTAAAGAAAATTACTAGGCCAAATTATCATTCTATTTTTTTTCTTTTCCATAACTAAATCTTTACTACTGTTATTAAAATTAAAAACTAATTCACCTCCCTCATATTCATCATTAACAAAATAAATAAAACTTAAAGTTCTAGGCGTTTGACTACCATCGTCAACATGAAAATTATAAAATCCACCCTCTTCATATTTTAAAATTTGTATATCTGTGATGTTCGCATGGGCTATATTAATTTGTTGCTGGTATTTTTTAAATGTTTTCTTAAATGTATAATTTAAAAAATTAACCCAATGAACCTCAGAAAAACTTTCTGTCCCTAAATTGTGTGGATGCCAAGTTAAGGTTTTTCTTACTCGTGGATCTACTTTTTGACTTGTTCCTGTAGTTATTTTTGCTTCAATAAATTTATCGCTTTCTTTACATGTTCTATAAAAATTATGTAAAATTTCCTTTGGAAGAACATCATCAAAACATAATATGTAATTTTTTAAATCTTCATTTATTTCCATGATTTTTTACTCCAGAAAATTTTTTTGTAATTGTTTATAACATATTTCATAGAAAAAAATTCTGTAATATTTCTTTTTTCAATTGTTTGCTCAGTTATCTTCATTTTCCAATTATCTCTTTTAAACGGTATTAACTGAACATAAGGTGTTCCTAAGGAAATTGTAGTATCTAAGGTTTCATATTTATCACCATTTACAATAAAAGGAAAATTAACAGTGGTTTTAAAAGTATCTGTATCTACTATTCCAGGAATAATTGAAAACCTATCATCAGTATTATTCAATGGAGGAATAAATAAAGTCGAGTATCCTGGAGGTGTTTTTATAAGCCAAGGATTTGAAATTTTATGCACTGGTTGGTTTTTATTTTTTTCTAGTAAAGGGCTTCCGTTTAATTGTTCCCTACTGTGAAATTCGTTATTGCCGTTGTAATTTAAATTATATTGATTAGCACCTCTTCTTGCCGTTGCCATGCAGGTAGTTAGTTTACCTTCATGTTCAACGTTATGTTTTATATAATAATCTACAGGCATTTTTAAAAGGTAACCTGTAGTAAGTGTATCTAAAAAAGGCATGCAGCCTTTTACTGTTATAAGCTCTTGAGTATGTTTTAGTTTTTTAAACCAAGCAGGGATATTATTTTTTATTGGGACAGGGTGACTTTCCTTACTATTTTCAATATATTCTTTTGGTGCACTAAATTCTATTATATTTTCTAGCATACAATAATAATATATATGTATTTATACAACTAAGTAAACTAAAAAAAAATTAAGGAATTTGTAAGATATTTAAATACGTTATTGAATTATCATCACAATACTCTTCCCAAGTTTTTTCAGGTAGATAAAAACCTTCTTCATTAGGTGTTATAGAAGAATAATCAAAA